CTCTGCTTCTTTCCATCCACTTTCTTAAACCCAATCTTTGGGTCTTTTGCTCCAAGTATATCGTATACGTAGGTTTGTACTTGCCGATAAGAGCCTGGATTAAAACCCGATGGTTTTTTTGCACGAATATCTCCTTTATCATCAGCCATTATTTGAAGCTCTTCCAGCATCTTTCCTACTACGATTTCACGGGCTGCGCGCAACTCCTTTCTTTTATCATTATCAATGAGGAACCCTTCGAATCCACAGTAAAGCGAAGGATAGACCAGTTTGAATTGGGTCGCATAATTGCGTCGAGCATAGACGGGCAAATGTCTAAGATAGTGCAGGCAAATCCTTGCGGTGTTGAATGTATCCCTTCCATTGTATTCCCAATATTGACGGATATCTCCACTCTTTGAAGCCTCTTTCGCCTGCTGTTTCCATTGCCGATAGTCTGGCAAAGTAATTGAAGCAACGAAATCAAGACTCTTAGGTAGGGATACGTATTGTGCGTGGGCCATTCCCATAGTATCCAGGCAGAAGTTTCTTGGCCAGGCCCTGTATACTATTGAATGGAGGCAGTCATACATTCCGTTATGCATACACTTAGGAATATCCGTAGCATTCATTTCCTGCATGAACAGGATCGCCTGCTTGAATTCCCAGTCTGATATCCAGTGGGGTTCCATGAAATTGAAAAATGGAAGAACATAGGTGACAAACTTTCCTGCTCGTGTGAAAGCTGTATAGGAAACACAGGTAATTATAGTGATCCCATTCTCTACAGCTTCCGATTCTTCCTCAGTATCCCCAGATATCATTGTTCCCTCTGGGGAAACTGTCACTGTTTCTATGTCATACGCCATGAAAAGGGAATCATTAAGAACAATCTTGGCTTCCCTGAAGGTATCCAAAGTCTCAAGAACCTTGAATGTGAATCCTTTGTTTGTCTTTACATCCAGATGCTTGAACTTTTCCAAGTCAGTCTGAAGGAGAAAACGTCCATGATCGACAGTGTTTATCTGTGCAAGAGAGTTGCCGACAATAACAGGAACTGAATAATCAAGGCGACTGCCACGATATTCATTAAGAGTCGGAGTCCCAGGCACAACATTGGCAAGGGTCTTTTCATTGCAAAGAAAGATTCCATGACAGCCACTTGTTTTTGCAAGGTCAATGAGCTGGGAAATTGATAGTGTTCGTGAAGTAGAAAGTGCCGCATAGCCTTGTTCCCTTATGAAGTATTGTAGTACATTAAGGTAGTTTTGTTCTAGTGGATCATAATTCACCAGAATTTTCATGCCTTACCTTTCTTCAGATCACGATAGGTACGCTGGAAAGAGCCGTGCGGATACTTGAAGGTGGTTGGCATTCTACTTGCCGTAGAAACAGAACGTGCATAGACAATAACCATCTCAACCTTCTTAAGTTCAGTTTTTGCCAAGAGTTTACGGATTTTCTTGCAGCGTTTTGCGTTCATGATTTTCTCCTAAGTGGGAACACAAAAAGGGAAGAGGATTTCTCCCCCTCCCCCTAATCTTTACTCTTGTGAGGGTGCCGGAATAATCCGAAGTCTCAGCCAATTGTTCACATTGCCATTCTTATCCTTGGACTTGGTATAGCTGATGCGCCCATAGAATTCGATTTCATTGGCAAAGAGTTCGAACGTATCATTCAAAGTCATTCCAGCCATGGATTCCAAGTCACAAATCTTCCTGGCTTCCCGTTTGAAAAGCTCCAGCCCTTCTTTTGTTCCCTGGAAATTCAAAGTAAAAAGACTTCCGTCAGGAACAGGAGGTTCTTCGTCGGAAGAAAGCTCCAGAGTTTCGACAGTTGCAACAACAACCCGAATGGATTGCTTTACTCCATCGTCATTTTCGAACTTGGCGATCTTTCCTGAGACGGTTTTCAGTTTGTAATCGCCAGCAGGAGGATTGATATATTCTGCTGCTTCCTGGAATTCGTCCAGGGTTTCGTCAGCAATGGATTCCAGATCGAGGAGGGTAGATACTTTGCTCATTTTGATTCCTTCTTAACAGGTTGTGGTTTGGGTTTTGGTTTCTTGCTTTTGCAAGGTCTTGGAGTTACATTGAATGGTTGCTCATGTGGATAATGGGATTTTTCCATTTACTTTATGATTCCTCCCTTAACAAGGATTTCTGCCATAGTAATCTCAGCAGCTGATTCCACTTTGATTCCGAGTCGTGATTTTGTTTGTGTATTCAAAGCGTAGGTTGTGCTTGATCCTCCTACATGCTTTTTGTTCCTCACCTCCAGATTAACAATGGTTCCGAAATATTTACCTACCCGTGTGGAAAAGTTCTTGGTTCCCATGAGCGGGTAGATTTTTGTACGAATGAGAGTTTTGTTTGGTCCAGTTCCTGAATATTCCTCATCGTAAAGTGTGTGGGTCAAGACAACAAAATTGGTATTCTTCCCGAGCTGGACAACTTGGAGAATATTTTTCAGCCAATTGTTGATCGTTCCCCACTCCTGGATTTGCAGAATTGCATCTTCTGGCTGTCCTTTCAGCAGCGCATTAACTCCACAGTCTGCAAGTTGAGAACCTGTATCAATGATAACAAGTTCATTGTGGTTCATCTTGTTGAGATTGAAAACCTGGGTGGGAGCATTTGTTTTTGAACAGGCCAGACAATTGATTCGCCCATGTTCCTCACAGAGAACTACATCTTCCTTTGCTGAGAACATCTTCAGCATTGTGCTCATTGCGTGAGGATCTTTTCTCGTGTCGCATATTCTAAAGAGCTGAATCTTTGCAAGAGCAGAATCAGGAAGGCCCATTGAGAGAATAGTGTCGTGCCCATTTTCCAGGTCCAGATACACTATTCTTTCTATCGCTGGGATTAGAGCCGCTGTTGCTGCCAGCCTTGTTTTTCCGCACCCAGAATCTCCGTATATCAGAATAGAGTGGCTGGAAGATTGCTTTTCTCTCGCCTTTTTTAAGGCTAGCATATCCATGTCAATCCTCCTTTTTCTTCCCTGAGATATATTTCCACAGCATTTCTCCTACGGAAATAAACCACAGGATTATCAGGAAAAGAATAATAAATTCAAGAAAAAGTTGGATCATTCCAGCTCCTTGACAACAAGCGTTGCATACCCTGCAATATCATCCCAGTGATCTTTATGGTCCGGATTCCCTGCAAGGATTCTTCCTATCTTATGTACGATCATGTCCAAGGATTCTCTTTGCATTGCGCTGAGATAATTCCATTTGTTTGAGGTATGCAAATGGAATTTGATTCCGTCCGTGATAGCGGCATGAGTTCTAAAATCCCCATGAGTTTTTTGACGCGCTGCCAGGATTTCCTCAATCGTTTTATTTCCTGCTACTACTGATTTGAATTCCTGCTCAGTAACCCCAACTTTTGATTCGGGATCAAAAGTTGCCGGAATATCAGGAGATTTCAAATAATGCAATTCCTCTTTTGCCCGCATAAGATCCCAAAACTGTCTGATCGGAATATTTATGATCTCATTTTCACATCTCTTGATGTCGATCAGCTTCCTCTCCGCTTCCAAAAGACTTTGATACCTGTCGAGAGAAATGTGTGCTGTTTTCCCAGTAAATCTAACCTCTTCCATTGTTATATCCTTTCTATATGATCTTGGATTAGCTCATCCAGTTTGAAGGTGAACTGATATTCGGTTTCGTCAGGTTCTTCCTTCTTCGGAGTATCCAAAGCATGAAGTCCACAAGTTCCGAATTCTGAGCAGGGCTTATTGAATTTAAGACAGCTTTCTCCACGTTGCGGAAAGATTCCCATCTCCATCATCTCTTTTATTCTCTTGACATCTATGCCTAAGGTAATAAAAAAGTTGAGCCGATCCTTCAGGCTCTTTGGGAAAATCAATGGAGATATTTTTGTCCCGTATCCATCCGTGTTGGTGACCTGTCCGACGAAATAATAAACGTCGTAATCTGCATTCTCCTTTCCCACAATTGCGTCCAGGATCACACTGTAACCGATAAGCTGGTTTGAATTCATATACAGTGGATCTAGGACGTGAAGATTTAATCCGGTTGTTTTGAAATCCAGCACTGCATGTCTTGCTGTGTATTTATTTTTGAGGGCCAAGTCAAGATACCCGACATAATAAAACACATCGTCAATATCTATTCTGAAAGAAAGCTGAATTGCCTGCTTTCCGTCGAAGGTTGCCACTTCCCATTCATCCCTCAGATCATCCAGTTTAGGGAAAGAGGCAATGACAAGATTACAGGCCGTCAGTTCGTTTTTCTTGACCGTTTCTGGAATTGCGATGTAGCCATCTTCAAGCCCATGATATGCCAGATAACAATCAAATAAAGCCCGATCTTTATCCCCAGTAAGGAAATAAGTCACGCACCCAGCCTCATATGCGTGACCGAAACAAAAGTTTTCATTCGTTTTCCTCCCTCTTTCTCCTTCCAATAAACGATTCAATTGAAAAAGCCTTTCACACCTGAAAAGGCTCCCCATTGCTGAATGGCTAAGACGAATTTTCATTTGAGATAAGCTCCATTGCCCACTCACTAAGAATAGAATTGAATCTCATTTCCAGTTCTTCAGGAGTCTCATTTTCTACTGTGGATTGCGCAGTTTTGTGAAAGAAAAGCCGCATATCTTCTGTATTAACCTGCCCGATAAATCCCATTTTCATTATTTAACCTTTCAAAAGTGAGGAATACTCCTTGGAAATGTATGTGATTTAATGTATGCACAATCACTCTATAACTTGGAATTATGTCTCCTTCAGCAATTTCGTCAAACGTATCATTGTTCGCTATGTATTCTATCTCGTTGCTATAAAATAGAAACACCTTATCTAGTATGAACAGATGTTCCTGGAGCAATTTCTCACTATCCCTATCCAAATGTGCTGATACCGTTAGCCTTCCAATTCTTTCCATCCTCATTACTCCCTTCTATTCATAAGTCTAACCCTTTCCAGGATTGTTGTAATACCACAGTAGCAATCTCAGGGTTTCCAATATTTCTGGCCTGATAAAAATCAATCTTGCCAGATCATCAGTTGTCTGCAGTACAAGATCTGTTTTGCGCAAGACCTCATTATAATGAAATGATAGGTCGTGCATAAGAGCTTCCGTTGGGTTGTTATGCTCCGTGGAATCCTCTGATATGTATACTACCTTATTTTCTTGTCTCATCTTCATTACTCCATTGTGCTTAGATCAACTTCATCAGGAATTGCAAGGGTAACTACTACATTGATCTTCAATGCTCTCCTCCTCGTTACTTCCAGTTTGAAATAAACAAGAGATATGGATTCCCACTTGCTCATTGGAATATCTGTTCCGTGAATCTTTGCCACTGCTGCCAAATAAGGAATGGCAAGAGATTCATTCTTCAGATTCCCCGCTGCGAATTCATCCAGCAGGGCTTTCACTGGAAGATATTCTGCGAGAGACAGATTCATGTTGATAAGTTTCGTGCTCATTTCTTTTTCCTCGCGAAGAAAGCATTGATAGTTGAGTCAAGTTCTGCATCAACCAGAAAAACATCTTTGTCATGCGGTGATTGATAAATTCCTCGGTATCCTTTCTTGAGTGTTTTAATTCGGATTAGCTGATATGATCCAGCTCCTGGCTTGAATTCAATGAACTGCTCTTTCAGCCAGTCTTTAAGGTCCTGAAGCTGTTCTATCGGGAAAGTAACCACTTTAGAATCCTTCAAGAGAAAGATCCGCAGAGAGATCAATTTGTGGTTTCTTCCGGTTAGTCGGCTTTTTAATTTCCGCAAGTGTTTTTGCGCCAAGCATCAGCTTTTTAATGCAGGCCACCATCATACCAATATCTTCTGGGAGCAGAAGCTGGCAGGCTGCAGGATTTTTCAGGAGAACAACCTTCAGATCATCCATTTCCGTTTTTATTTCGGCTCCGGAAAGTTCCTCCAGTTGTTTGATTCTTCCCTGAATTTCAAGTGCCAGCTGTTCGTTTTCATTCATCTTCTAATTCCACCTTTGGATCAAATGGGATTTTAAGGATTTTAATGACCGCTTTCTTGGTCGCCTTGATTGTCAGATGCACAACTCCTACCATCTCTTCATCCTGCTTCTCCTCGAATTCAAGTGTTACCCTATCCCAGGCCAAATCTTTTCTATTGGCCCTACGTCTGGCGCTCTGCTTTGCATTAATGATTCCTTTTTTTACTTTCGCCACCATTTCTTCTTGGATAGCGATAGTAGTAGAACCATCTGCCAGTGCTGCGCCGAAAAGATCCTGGAAAGATACTTCTTCGTAATCATCCTCCAGGTCCGAAAGATCTACGTCCATTCTGTACTCCTTCTTGCCGTATCAATAATGATGCTCTCAGATATTCCTGAGAGCCGTGAAATTGCCCTTGTTAATCCGTTCCCTTCCAACACATTCAACCTCCTTTCTTCTATCTGGAGTGTATCTTCTAATGGTTTAAGATATTCGAAGAGCCAGTATGGAACTGTCCAATGCGCATCAGAATCCTGGCTGGACTCTCCGAATTTTAGAACTAGGGAAAGATAAAGAACCAAAGGAAAAGTGGTGTTGCCGTGGGCGCCCTGGTTCTCTTTTCTTTCTCTCAGCTTTTCAAGGAAGCTTTTCAAGTTCTCGGTCCTTGAATTCTTGAAGAACCACTCCCCTATATCTTGCGGGCTGATCCAAAAGTTCCGAGCCAATCACTGAAAGCTGGAGTATCTGGGGAGATTGCATGAAACATTCCTTCCCAAGAAGATCGTCATAATACCGAAGTTGATAAACCATTCTCATTCCTTTCTACAAAAGATTCCCTCAACCATCTTGTTGGAATTGAAGAACTCTACCTTTTCCCGAATAGTATCTCCTTTCAGTCGTCTGGTTGCAATTGCCTTATCAAGCATGAACTTCTTGGCCACAATAGTAATTCTCTCTGCCGCCCGAGTCACTGCTGTGTAAAGAAGCTCATTAAAAGCCATGACAGAATGGTCTTTGTGCAAGACAATAATAACGTGCCGCCATTCTGAACCCTGGCTTTTATGCACAGTCAAAGCGTAGCCAAGAGAAAAATTACCTGCGCCAAGATCCCCTGCTTTGGAAAGAGTCAGAGTTTCCCCTGTTTCCAATTCAATTTCTACTACATGGCTGGCCTGATGCGTCAGTTCTTTTAATTGCTCTGCTGTCATGGATTCCAGATCATATTCCACCGTGATAGAATCTTCCTCTGTGTCCATTTCATCCAGCTCATCTACTCCAACCATTTTCCCGAAACGATTCATGTGGAAAGATGGTGGCTTTGTTGCTTTTCCCGAATATAGTCCATTCTTCCTAATGCAAGTCACGGTTCCTACCTGTTTTGCATACATGATTCTATCCCCAACTGCCAGATAGAATTTCCGTATTCCTGCAATGATTTCAAAGACTTCCCCAGGATTTACGAAACCTGCGATATGGCTATTCAGATTCTCTGTTCCCAGAGCGCCCACATTGAATGGAGAAAGAACAATATCTTCCTTTGGATCATAGGTTCCATCCTTGAGCCACTTTTGCAGACTGTTCATCAGTAGAAGGCAGGTTATTACTTGTCCGTGCTGCTTTTCTCCACCTTCAATGATCTTAAAGTCTGGCGCCACTTCCAGAGATTTTCCCTCCAGGATATTGTGGGCATTCTTCAGGACTGTCGAGTTGAATTTCTGACGATAAACAGTCCGGAGTTCCACGATTGGAAGTTGCACCAATGCGTAATTCAGAATGGACGGCCCGAATACTGGCGGCAATTGGTTAATGTCACCAATAAAAATACATTGCGTCCCGTGCATCATCGCATCGTATATTTTTTCCCAGAGAGTCAGGTCAATCATGGAAGATTCTTCAAAGGCAATAACCTTGACTGTCAAAGGATTTCTTGAGTCTCTTGCTGGAATGAAGCGCATGGTTTCTTTTTGCTTCTCATCATCCCAGTAATAGACTGGTGCATATTCCAGGAGATTGTGAATCGTGGTGATATTGTGGAAGAACTTCTCCTCAAGTTCCTTGTCTTTGCAGATAGCTTTCTTGCTATTCCCTGTTGCAACACGGGTATAGGAAACAACTGCCGCTGCCGGACCTTCAACTCTTTCACCAGTTCCCTGGATTCTGAATATATGGCTGGACTTTCCATTGTTCTTCAGGAGAGCTTTTACAATCTCCCGTTCCGTGGTTGTCTTTCCAGTTCCAGCTTTCCCGATAAGGCAAAAACTTTTTCCTGCCAGCGCCAGTTCCACTGCCTGAGATTGGTCAATGTCGAGTTCAATATCAAGAGAGAAAGTTTTTTCCTTCTGGCTAATGGGTTCCTCGATTTTGATCGTGGGATTGGTTTTCTTGATTGCTGATGGAAGGACGATTCCTTTCTTTGCGCAGAGTTCTGCAAGTGTCAGTGCCATGATGGTTCCTTTCATAAGAAAAAATGTGCCCAACTTCAAGGGTTCTATTGCTAAAACCCTTTGAGTTGAGAATTAAATCTCAAGCCTTGTTTCGTTCCTTGTTCTGGTGATATTCAGCATTGCA